ATTTTCTATGGTTTTGAAATATACTTACGAACCATTATTTAGCTACACTTTTAATAAGATAGATAATCTTTATCTTATAAAAGAAAAGGACAATTCCAAAATAGATGATATAATTAAAGATATCTTTTTTATTTTGGATGAATTAAGAGAGTATAATGTTGAAATCGGTTATGAGTATGATAAAAATTTAAAAAATAAAATAGAAGTTTTAGCTAATTTAATTCCTTATGGATATGAATTGGTCAATATGATTTTAAAAAAATCTTGCAATTCAGGCATAAATAGAGCTACTTTAAATAAAGTCTCAAAAGATTTAATTACTAATTGCTATTTTTCTAAGTTTGGATATCAAACTAAATTTGAATTTATAAAATATCCTGTTTACGCATTAAATAAAACAAAAAATGTAAATCATAAAATTCTTGTTTATGTTGATATAAAAAATGACAATATATTTTCTTTTAAAAGAAATTTTAAAAAAACAGATTTTTTACCAGATTTAATATTAGAAGAAATAAAAGGATTAATAGATATAAAAGATTATGATGAAAAATACGAAGATTTTTTTAAAAAGCCTTTTATTTTAGATTTAGATGTTTATTACAAAAACAGAAGAATTTTAAAACAAAATAGCATTAGATGTTTAGATAAAAATAGTAATGAATTAGAATTTATAGTATTTAATATAATAAAACTTGAAGATTTTAAAAACAAGAAAGATAGTTTAACTTATCATGAATCTCTTTTAAATCCAATAAGAAAAAAATTTAAATATTTAAAAAATTACAAACACGTATTTTTAGAAACTCAAAGAGATGTAGTAGAATATGGAAAAGATAAAGAAAATTTTTTCATCGCTAGTTGTAACAAAAAATGGAAATTTGGAAATAACATGCATTTTATGTGGATTACCAAATTTAATTTTTGTTATTTAAATATTTGCGATGTTAAAGTTACTTCAAAATCAAAATACGTTTTTGTTTCTTCAAAAGATGATATTATAAAGCATAGATTTATATTTAAACACAATGAAAATCAAATTAGTGAATCAGATATAGGCAAATCAGTTAGGATCTATTTTTATAAAGTAGGCAAAGTTAATAAAAAAGATGAACGGTCTTTAATCAGCCCATTTTTTGATTCTATTTGTGAATTTAAAGCAGAATCATATAATGAAATTGTTAGCAGATCTAGTGAAATAATTAACGATAAAAAATATAAGCCTATGCGTAAGGAAAATCAATGGACGTTGAGGAAAAAACCAAATCTAAGAAAAAGTCACAAGAAAAATCCTTATCAGAAAATGAAGGATTTGGGGATAACTCGAAAACAGCAAGCAATGAACAAAGCTGGAATGAAATAGATTATGAAGATGATTTAAAAGATTTTAAAAAAATGTCGGATATGATTAATAATAGAATCGAAAGTACCGACAAATTATTAAAAATAGTTGAAGATACTTTAAGTATGCATTCTGAAGAAGGTGATCCTTTATCGTTAGATCCCGGTTCTATTGGATATGAACAAGTAATGGAGCTTTATTTAAAGATTTTAAAAGCTCAAAAAGAGTTGGCTGAACAATATCGTAAAATGAAAATAACAAATATGGAATTTTCAGAGAAACAAGCTAAGTTAGCTCTTAAAAAGACCTTTATAGAATCTGTTAGAGGTAAGTCTTTAGAAGAAATAAGGAATATGGCTCTTAATGGTGAATTTGAACCTACTAATTTAATTGCAGCGTCTTTATTTGCAGAGGGTATAATAAGCAATCCTAAAGTTGGTAGTCAAGCTATGACATCAATTGCTGGATGGTCAATGCCAACAGAACAAGATGCTAATGTAGAACCTTCATTAACTATTAATTTAAGTAGTGAAAATTTAAAATTAGAAGACAAATCTGAAATAGAAGATGCTGAATTTGAAGAATCTGATGATTTAGAGGATCAATAATGATCGTTAAACCTATTGAAGATATTTATGGATTTCAGAGACGTAGATGGATTTTAATCGAAGATGAAAGATTTTGGATTAGGACTGATGGTAGATATTATGATGCAGTAGTTCCTAAATTTTTTATTAGTAATGGTGCTTCTATTCCAAGATTTTTAAGACCTTTTTTAGAGAGCACAGGTTGTTTGTTTAAGATTGCTTTTTTACATGATTATATGTATGCAAAGGGACATTTTAAAACTATCGACGGTCTTGAATATTATGTTTCAAGAAATCAAGCTGATGAAATATTTAGGGATTATTGTTTAGATAATAAAATTAAAAAAAGTATTTGCTATTTCAGTTATTGTGTGTTAAATTTATTTGGTTGGAGTTCAAATAATTATTGGAATTAATTGTTTTAAAATAAGGAATTGTTATGGAAATTAATAAAAGATTGAAATGTGCTAAGAAAGAGATTATTAAAATTTTAAGTAAATTTGATTGCGAATTAAGACCAATTGATTTACATACTGTAGGTTTAGTAAGTCAAGATTATGTAGTAAACCAAGAAATTGAAAAATGGATTGAAATTGATGAGTGATTTTATAATTGATTTTTATAAGGCTAATGAAGATTTATTTAAGAACAGCGAATATTTTAAAAATAAAAAGGAAAATAATATGGGAATTAAAGTTAAAAATTTTTATGAAACATCCGATGGCGAAGTATTTGAAGATTTGAAAGATGCAGAAAAACATGAAGCAAAACAAGAAAATTTTTTAAAAAGCGAAGTTCAAAGCAAATTGGATTATATTGAAAAGTTGATTCAAGAAAGAAATTTTAGCAGGGCTTATTGGGCTGAGAGTGGTGGTTGTGTTGAACTGAAGGTTTATTTTAGTTGATTGTTACTCTTAATTAGATTTTGAGTTGAAACGGCATTATTATCATAACACAATTATACCAAATATGTTAAGATAAAGTAAAACTACCCAATTACTATCTTTATATCGTGATGTATAGAGGCGCTTAACATAGCGTAGGCAATAGTAATTGGGTTTTTTATTGAGGTTTGTATGGAAACTAAAGTGTGTAAAAGATGTGGGATTGAGAAGGATGTAAGTGAGTTTTATAAGAATGGTAAAAATTATCAATCTGAGTGTAAATATTGTTCTAAGATAAGCAAAAAAGAAAGATTGGAAAAGAAAAAAGAAAAAATCAAAAATATTGTTTATGATGATAATGATAAAAAAGTTTGTAGTAAATGTGGTAATGAATATCCTGAAACGCCAGATTATTTTGCTAAAAGTTTAAGTGGCAAGAAAGGATTAGAAGCATTTTGTAAAAAATGCAAAGGTAAGCATAGACAAAATTATTCTAAAGAAATGAGAAATAAAAATAAAAATAAAATATTTGATGAAAATATTTTATTTAAATGTATTAGCTGTAATAAAGAATATCCTTATACTCCAGAATATTTTAATTTAAGAAGTGAAACAAAATCTGGATTAAGAAATTTATGTAAAAAGTGTGACTTAGAAATTCATAATAAAATTGCAAATAAATATATTTTTGAAAATTTAGACAAAGAATATGATGATTCAATAAAAAAAATATGCAATGAGTGTAAAAATGAATACCCTGCAACATTAAAATATTTTTCAAAAATGTTGCATTATAAAGATGGTTTGAATACAAAATGCAGAAAATGCATAAAGACAATTAAAAAAAATAGATTATTGAAATTAATAAGAAACAATAAAGATAAAAATCCATTTAATAAGAGCAAAAAAAGTTATTGTAGAGAATGTAAAAAATATTTACCTAAAACTGAAAAATATTTCTATAGAAATGATTCCAGTGTATCAGGAATTAGTGACATATGTATTAAATGTGATAGTAAGTTAAAAAAAGATAGATATAATTATTTTTTTAAAGCATCATCAAAATCATTAATAAAAGAATTATCAATTTATGAAGAAATCAGGATTGATCCAAATAATGATAACTTAATCCAATGTAAATGTTATAATTGTAAACAATGGTTTAATCCAATTTATTGTGATGTTGTAGCAAAATTAACGGCAGTTAATCATTTTAATAGAGGGTCTTGCAATTTATATTGCTCAAACGAATGTAAAAAATCTTGTGAAGTTTTTGGAAAATCTTTACATAGAGAAGGCGAATATAAAAATTCATATAGAAAAATTCCATTATGGTTAATTGAATCAGTAAAAGAAAATGCTGGTTATAAATGCGAAATATGTGAATCAAAAGACAATCTACAAGTTCATCATATTCAACCTTACACTTTGCATCCACAATTAGGTTTGGATCGTGAAGAAATGATATGTTTATGTTTTGATTGTCATAATAAATATGGACATAGCGATGGGTGCAAACGACACGAGATTCAATGTAAAAATGGTAAGATTAATTTTGATAAATTGGAGAATTAATTATGGGCCTTAATATGGATTTAACTGAGCCTCAGACAAGATTTTTTACAAGCAAAGCATTAAATGTAGGTGCTACTGCTGGTTTTGGTGCTGGAAAATCTGAAGTATTGGCAATCACATTAATTTATAATTTAATGGAACATAGACAACCTATTTTGTTATTACAACCAACTTATGCATTGCTTTCGTCAATATCTTATCCAAGATTTTCTGAAATATTAGATCAAGTTGGAATTCCTTATTCTTTGAATAAATCAGAAGGCGTAATGGAAACTCCATTTTCTAAAATTTTTTTTCGCACAACAACGTCAGTTGAGCGCATTGTAGGTATGGAAGTGTCAGTGGTTGGGCTGGACGAGTTCGACACAACAAAAAGAGAACATGGTATTAAAGTGTATCATAAGGTTGCTGCAAGAGCGAGGTTAAAATCTAAAAATCCTAAATATAAAAATGATACAATTAATCGTATTTATACAGTTTCAACACCGGAAGGCTACGGTGCGATGTATGCGTTATTCAAAAACGACGATACAAAATTGCCTGATTCAGAATTAATTCAAATGCCTACGTCTTCAAATCCTTATTTGCCTGAAGATTATGTTGAAAAATTATCAAGACAGTATCCTGAAAATTTATTAAAAGCGTATCTTAGAGGTGAGTTTGTAAATCTTGAGTCAAATCCAGTTTATTCTTATTTTTCAAGAGACCAACACGTTGTTAAACAGACTCATGTTCAGTTTACAGAAGATCTCCATTTTGGTATGGACTTCAACACCTACAACACTGCTTCAGTGGCTTTAGTAGAAAGAAAAAATTCACAAGGCGAAACAGTATGGCTGGTAATAGACGAATTAGTAAAATGTCGTGATACAGATGATATGATAGATAAAATAAAACAGAAATATCCTAGAAATACAATTTATGTTTATCCAGATGCTTCAGGTTCAAGAACTCAATCATCATCAATGTCTCGCTCAGATCACTCTATGTTGCGTTCCGCTGGCTTTGTAGTAAGAGTTAATGGTACTAATCCACTTATTAAAGATCGTGTTCTAAGCGTTAATAATGCTTTTGATAAAGGAAAATTATTTGTTTCAGAAGGATGTAAGAATTTGATTGAAGCATTAGAACAGCAGGTTTATGACACAAATGGATTTCCTGAAAAAGATGGGAAAGATCATATTAATGATGCTTTTGGGTATGCTGTAAGTCATCTATGTCCTGTAATGACTAATATTGCAAGATATAATTATATTAGAAGAATTTAATTTTAAAGGAATTATTATGAAAAAGATATTTATTTTATTTTTTATAGTATTTTTTTATGGTTGTACAGACTCTTATTATAATGCACAGGTAGCTTATTATAATGCACAAATTGAATCTATAAAATCTCAAAAAAATATAGCTGAAATTGAAACACCTCAAGGTACAATTAAAATTAATTCTCAAAATGCTATAGTTGTTAAACAACCAGCTAATCCTATTGTAGACGTTACCAAGACTGTATTTAATTCTTTACCAGCTAAAATATTGGCTGGTGGATGGGCTTTGTCAGAATTGCTTGAATATAGTCAAAATACTAATACCAATATAAATAATTCAGATAATTCTAATAACTCAGATAATTCTAATGATGCTACTTCTGAACCAGTAGTGGTAAATACACCAGATCCATTGATTGTTCAACCTACTTTGGTAAATCCTCCAGAGCCAATTATAATTAGACCTGAAATTATAAACACGACAAATAATTAATATAAAAATCTTGTAATTATAATATGAAAACTGGTGTATTAATTTAATGATTTATGTTATTGATTATTTTTTTAAATTTTCAGTAAGCAATCTAAATGTTTCTCTACCTTTAGGTGTAATCAAAGTTTGCTGTCCAGCTTTGTAATCGTTTTTCCATTCTTTAATTTCAAAAAGAGAAGGAACGAATTGAGCATAAGGTTGAAGTTTCTTTTTGGCGTCTCTATAAACGAATTTATTTTCTTCAAGAAACTTAATAAATTTTCTTTCTGGAACGGCAAGTTCATTTGACGTATCACGTAAAGATGACAGCATTTTTCGGTCTACCAAATCATTAAAATATTCTACTTTTGGTTTTTGTTCTTTTACTGTTTGTTCAAGTAGAAGATTTTTTTCATATTGGTCTGCCCAAATTCTTGCCATCTCTGCTGGATTAGTAAAGTCAGGAAGATTAGGTTGAATATTTTTTAATTTCTTTTCGCATTCAATAAAATACTTTCTTGCTAATTTTCCGTTTTCTGTTTTGGAAATCATTGAAATTTCTTTTGCTGTGTCCGTAGTAAGCAAATATGTTTCCATTTTTCTGCCATTAGAAGCAACACAGTTAGACCTGCAAAAGTCTGAATTTATTGAGAATCCATACTCGGATTTTTCAGACAGATATCTTTTTGCCCATTCATTGAAATTTTCTTTAACTTCCAAAAATTCATGTAATTTTCTTGCATCAATAGCATTTACTTCTTCATTGTTAATTTTTTGTTTTTCGATTACCAGTAATTCATTCATTTTTCTTTCTACTAAGGTAGACATAAATTTCATAATATTCTCCAAATAAAAAAGCCCATAAAATTGGTTGTCTATGTAAAAGAGTAATATTTTACACCAATTTTATGAGCTTAATTTTTATTTTACATTACTCTTATCATAGACAAAAGTAATATAAAGCATTTATCAAATAATGTCAAGCAAAATTATAAAAAAGATTTTAACATCAAGTAATTAATAAGTCAAGAACTTTTTTGATTTAATTTATCTTGACTTTTTAAATTAAAAATGATATTATACATGAATGGATAATTTAGAATATGTAAAGCAACATCAATATTTAGAGAAAAAATCAGATAAAGATGGTAATGAGTTAGTTAACTATATTTATCCATATCTTTTGTTGTTTATTAAAAATGCCAAATCAGACTTAAATGTTTTAAATAAAATAGAGAATTTAAGAATTGCTTTGATAGATATTTATACTGATAAAGTAAATGATTATCTTGAAGAATATTTAGATGATTTAATAGATGATATTGAAGCATTTGAGTCAAAAGGTTTTAAGAATAAACTTCAAGATAAAAGTAAAACAAAATCAAATATATTAAATTCTGCTTTAGTAATTAAAACGTCATTAATAGCTTGGCTTACAAGAATGGCTTTTAAAGATTATTATAAAATTTCTCGAATTATTAGACTTGGCGAAGATGTAGATAATAATATAAAAAAATATATTAAAAATCCAATTAATAATTTTAAAAGAATAGTAGATGCTTTAATATTTGGATCTACTTTTATTATTAGAGATGAGATTTTAAAAGCCAATCAAATAAAGTTTATTAGATGGGTAAGTATTCTTGATGGCAGAACAAGCCCAATGTGTAGATTAAGATCAGGTAAAATTTATTATTTAGAAAATAAAATGCCTTACAATCATAATGTTGAATGGGAAGAGCCAGGCGTTTATCATTGGGGATGCAGAAGTTTTGTTATTCCTTGGGAAATATAGATAGGTTTTTATGGATTATCATTATTATATAGCAAATACATTATATTTAAATGCAGCAACAAAAACTGATGGAAGTATAATTACTACGACAAGAAGTGGTTACGATGCTTCAAGTTGGACTGATATAATAGATTTATCTGGTGGTTATGATTATTTATTAGGATTAAAATTTGATGGTTCTACTATAATAACTGGTAGCAGTACATTTGATGTTTCTACTTTTATTAATTTATCTTATATATCTGCTGGTTGGTATCATGCTATAGGATTAAAATCTGATGGTACGGTTATAGGTGCAGGCTCTAATGGTTATTCAGCGATATCTGATACTGCCACATGGACTGATATTATCCAAGTTAGTGCTGGTCATGAAAGAACTTTAGGATTAAAATCAGATGGAACAGTTGTTGGTGCCGGAAGAAATGCAAATGGCGAGCTTGATGTTTCTGGATGGACAGATATAGTACAAATAAGTGCTGGTGGTTATCATACATTAGGATTAAAATCTGATGGAACTGTACTTGCAATAGGTAGAAGCAACGAAGGTCAATTAAATGTTTCTGGATGGTCAGATATTGTACAGGTTTTTGCTGGCGATTCACATTCTATTGGATTAAAATCTGATGGCACTTTAGTTTCTTGTGGTGATAACGATTATGGAGAAACTGATGTTTCTACTTGGTCTGATATAGTACAAGTAGTTAGTACTTTAAATTCTACAATTGGTTTAAAATCTGATGGAACTGTTGTTGGTGTAGGTAACAACGTAAGCAGTAAAATATCTGATCTTTATTTATTTAATGGTATTCAACAACCTCAAAATGATGATATAGAAAATAATTATATAGTAAGAGGTTTTGTAACTGAAAATGGTTCTTATGTAGACAGAACAATTAGATTATATGAAAGATTAGATTGTACTTTGTTAGATGAAATAACCTCAGTTAATGGTATTTATAAATTTGAATTAAGTAGTGGTACTGAAAAACAGGTTGTTGTTTTATCTGAATCTCAAGAAAATGATTTAATATATAGAATAATGCCAGTATCAATAGATGATTCAACTAATATTTATTCAGCAAAAAGTGTTATTATAGATATAGCAGATGGATGGAATAGCTCAAGTATTATAGGCATTAGAAGTATTGATTTTTATTTAAATGATGTTTTAATAGATGTTGTAGAAAGTGATTTTGCTTCTTATTCTACTTCTTGTTACTCTTCTAGCTATAGCTATGATGAAAAATATATTTTTATAACTGCTTTACCAAAAACAGGGAATCCTTATAATCCATCTAGCGGTTGGTTGTCAGCAAATGGAATTAATACAAATCAGCGTATTATAATAATATTTAATGAAATAAAAAATTTTGATTCAATTGTTGTTAACAATGCTCATAATAGCGGAACCATTGTTACTCGTGGTATTAAAAACACAAAAATATATATATCAACAGATGAAATAACTGATACTACTTATAATGCAGAAATATCAAATTCTACTTTAATATTTGATGGTGAAATTAGACAGCATGTAGAAGAAAATATTCAAGATGATATAGTTTTAGAATTAATATAGGTGATTTATGTACTCAGTAAGTACAGAACATCCAGAATATACAAAAAGAAAAGAACTTTGGGAAAAAATTGAAGATTGTATTTCTGGAGAAGAACAAGTAAAACAAAAAAAAGAAAAATATTTACCAAGACCTTCTGGAATGGGATTAGATAAAGAAGGGCAATTGGCTTATGAATCTTACATAAAAAGAGCACATTTTCCTGCTTTTACTGAAAAGTTGCTTTCTGCTCTTACTGGAATAACTAAGATAAATCCACCTAAAATTGAATTACCAAAAGAATTAGATTATCTTAGAGAAAATGCTGATGGTGATGGTACTCCACTAGATATTTATTTTTTTCAATCAGTAAGAGAGTCTTTAAAATCAGGTAGACAATTACTTTTGCCAGATATTGATCCTTATTATAATAAACTTTATTTAGTAAGATATTATGCTAAAGATATCATAAATTGGGGTGTAGTTAACAGAGTATTTAATAATAAAGATTGCGATTTTTATGTTATTAAAGAATATGTTCATGACTCAAGCGATATTTTTGTTCATGAATATAAAGAACAATATAGAGTATTAGCAAAATCAAAAATATTTAACCCAAATGAAAAAAATTATTTTATTTCTATTGTTTTTGATGAAAATGGCAATCCTATTGATGATGACATAAAAGTTCCAAAATTATTAGGTAAACCTTTTTATGGATTTCCTGTTCAAATTATTGGGAGTACGGATTTATTGGTTAATCCTGACTCAATTCCTTTACTTGGTGTTGCTTCATGTGCTTTGCAAATGTATATGAAAGATGCTGATTTAAGTAATTCTATGTTTGTTACTTGTAACCCAACATTGTGTATTAGTGGATATTCTGCAAGACAAGGTGAAACTTTTCATACTTTAGTAGGTTCTAATATTGCTATTACTCTTGAAGATCCAACAAGCAAAGTGTATTATCCAAAAACTGATTCAAGTGCATTACAGGAAGTAAGAAATACTATTAGTATGTATTTACAAGAAGCACAATCAATGGGATCAACATTGCTCAATGCTAATACTAAGAATGTTGAATCAGAAGGTGCTTTAAAAATTAAATCAGCAAGCACAACTGCTTCTTTGAGTTCTGTAACTCAAACTGTTGCAAGAGGATTTGAATCTGTAATTAGAAATATAGCGAATTGGATTGGATTAGATCCAAAAAGTGTGAATATTAAAGTAGATAATAATTATTTAGATAATATTTTAAATAACCAAGACATAGATACTTTGGTTAAACTTCTTATAAATGATGTAATTAGCCATGAAACAGTTATTGATAAATTAAAAGAAGGAAATTATTTACTTGAAGGGTTTAACACAGAAGAAGAAATTCAAAGAATTGCAAAAGCAAAAAGAGAAAGTTTAGAAGAGTTTGCAACTAAAAATAATGAAGTCACAGAGGTCTAAATGCCTAATAAATTATCTGGAACAATAAAAGAAATCGTTACTTTGGTTCCTAGAACCGTTAGGCTTTTAAATAGAACTACTGGCGAATTAATTGATTCTGTAGATTCAGTAGATGGAAATTTTGAATTTACAAGATTAGCAACAAATGATCAGGTTCAATTAGTGTGTTTAGATGATGCAGCAGGAACAACATATAACGATTTAATTTACAGAGTTGCTCCTGTTGTATACATTAAAGAATATACTTTAACAATAGATTATAATGATATTGATGATGATCTGATTGATTTCCCCATTACTATTCCGATCAATGATAGCGTGGGAACCAATGGTCTTGATTTAAGTTCACTTGTCTCTACAAATTCATGGTTAAATATCTCAGTAGAAGCCCCAAGCGTAGCAGATCCAGACATTTACGAACCATGTTCAATTGAAGTAGAATTTTGGGACTCGGTAAACAAAAAGGGCTTACTGCATGCTAAGATCCCAAAAATATCTTCAACCGAGGACACCATTGTAAAGCTCATAACTGGTGAAGAAAATAGCAATATCGGCGTAACTGGCTCTGCGATTGCTCAAACAGTATGGGATGAAAATTTCGCAGCGGTTTACACAATGGCACAAGATCCAAGCGGTGGTGCTGGATGTATATTAGATAGTACGAGTAATGCAAATCATGGAACGCCCAATGGATCAATGACAAGCGGCGATTTGGTTGACGGGTTGACCGGTAAGGCCATCGAGTTTGATGGGAACGATGATTATATCTTACTCGATAGCAACCTTATTCTTCCTACAGAATGTACAGTAGACATAATTCACAATCAGCCAGCTTCATCCGCTGAAGGTCTCGAAATGATTTTTGAGCAAAGATCAACTTCAACCACGGGTGGTCGATTCTTATCAATAAAGCCAAATGCTGTCGGAATTTATAACACTGGTTTAAATTATGATACTGGTGGCTCATTCACTCCATTAAGCGTCATCAGATCATCTGGAAAATGCGATATTTATTTGGATGGTGACTATGTTGGAGAATATACGTCATTAAATGACGCAATGCCAAATAGACCCGCTACTATTGCTATCAGAACGAAGGATACTGGTAGTGTCACCACAACAGATTGTTTTGACGGTGCAATTGAATGTTTGAGAATATCAAATACGATGCGTTCTGTAGCCTGGGTCAAAGCCACAAACGACTCATTAAGAAATCAGCTTTTCACTATAGAATAAAAATATTGACATTGTTAACCAATAATGTTATGTTTATTTGTTTAATAATTTAACAACAATCAAGCAAAGGTAAATTTATGACAGATTTTAGTTTTATTGAAGATGAAGGTCTTAGAAAGAAAGCAATTGAAGAATATAACAATTCTTTACAAGAAAAGATTGATCAAGAAGTTGATGGTCTTAAAAGAAAAAATGAAGAATTGCTGAATGAAAAAAAGACAACTCAGCAAAAATACGAAGAATTTAAATCACAATTTGGTGATTTAGATCCTGAAAAAGCTAAAGAGGCAATGGAGCTTTTTAAAAATACTGAAAGAAAAGAATTGCTTGAAAAAGGTAAGCTTGATGAATATATTAAGGCTGAAATTCAAAGTAAAACTTCTGAAGTAGAAAGGCGTTATAATAAGCAATTTGAAGAAGCTCAACTTGAAGCAAAGACTTATGCAGAAAAAGCATCAAAATATGAATCTCTTTTTAAAGAAAAAATGGTAGACGACGAACTTAGAGATGTTGCTATTAAAGCTGGCGTAGAACCTGATGCAATTAGAGATTTTATTTTGGTAGGAAAATCTATTTTTAAATATGATGAAGCCGAGAAAAAAGCTACAGCCAAAGATCAAAATGGCGATTATATTAAAATGGATGATGGTAGATACTTAAAGCCTATGGAATGGGCAGAATCACAAAAACAGGAAAGAAAATATTGGTTCCCTGCATCTTCTGGTATTGGTGCTTCTGGTAGTTCTATGAGTGCCAGTATGAGTAACGATATTATGTCAAAAATGGAAGAAGCCGCAAACAAGGGAAATATGGATGAATATCGCAAACTTAGAAAATTATTGAAGAAATAATTTTTTATAAAAATACTTGACTTTATATATAAATTATGTTACAAGTAAATTAATAATAAAAAAATAATCTCTGGGAGATTTTTATTTTCTCTCACAAGTCTTGGGGACTGGTGGAATATAATATTTCAACTGTCCCTTTTTTATTTGAGGGACAATAACAAATTTAATGGAGATTTTATCATGGCAGTAGCTAACAATTTTCCAAGTATTTCAATTATGGCTTCCGAAGCACTTTCTCATCTTGAAGATGCTCTTGTTATTAAACCTCTTTGCACAACTGACGTTACAGCAGAATATAATAAAACTTACAATGGATATAAAGTAGGTGATTCTATTGCTTTCCGTCAAAATCCTGTTTATGAAACAAAAACATTTGATGAAAGAAATTCATCTACTCTAGCATGGCCTAGAGATGATTCTAAAAATATTTCAATTCAAAATATTAGAACAAGTTCAAGAACTATGTACATCGACAAACATTACGATGTATCAGTTTCTCTTTCTGCAAGAGAACTTGCAATGAGTTTTGATAATTTTACAGAAATGGTACTAAAACCAGCAGCATATAGTCTTGCGGAAAGTGTAGATTCTTTTATTGCAAATAAAATTTTGCTCGGTCATGGACTTTATGCTTCTACATCGGTTCTTTCTACTCAATCAGATATGGCTCTTGCACGTAAAGCTGCTCTTGAATATCAAATGGATACTGATAGATTTTGTCTTGTAGATCCTACGCTTGAATCAACTCTTCTCGGTTCATCTTGGTTTAATACAACTGCTAATCGTTCTGATGATGCAGGACTTACAAATGGCTTTATGAATAGAACTATGGGTTTTGATTTTTACACAAGTGTAAATTTTCCTAATACTACTCATCTTAATTCATCTTCTACCGCTACTACTGTTGCCTCACCTACCGGCACTCAGAATATGGTAGGAACTTCATCTCTTATTGTTGGTGCTCTCGCTTCAGGTAAAGCTGTAAAAGCTGGTGATAGACTCGCTATTGCTGGATGCAAACGACCTGTTGTCGCAAGTGCTGATATTGCAGAAGGTGAAACTGAAATTACTCTTGTAGATCCAATTACTGAGCTTATTGGCGCATCATCTGCTGTAACTGTTGTTGGTGGAAATGCAAAAACTCTTACACCTCGCGGTG